TCCAAAAGTTGTTCTTGCTGCTGGACCGGGAGGCGGCAAGACAACTATTGCTGTTTCTGTATGCGAAAAATTGGTTCAGATGAATCCAAGGATTCGTATTTTGATTCTTGCTCATGGCCAAACAATCCTTCGGCAAAATTTTTGGGACACGATTGTAAAAGAAAGCCCTAATTTCAGCAGTGCAGTTATAGATTCGAAAACAAACAAAAAATTTCTGAGTGACCCAAGCATAAACGTGGTTGTCGCACTGCCGCAATCAATTCAAACCATTGGTAGATTGAAGTTTGATGTCCTTATTGTAGATGAGGCACACGAATTTTACTTTGCAAAAATGGTTAAAGGTATTGCAAGGAAAGTGAATCCAAAATTTAGCTTGCTTCTCACTGGCAGTCCGAGTAAATTTATCAAAGACAAAAAGAAATATAGTATCCATTCAATTTCTTTGTTGGAACTATATGATTTGGGTTTTATTACTGATCCTGTAATTGAACTTGCCAAATCTCGTTACGATTTTACAATCAAAGATTACAATCAACAAGACGAACTTCTTTCAAAATTCAAGTTTTCTTATAAGGCAACGTCTGATACATTAGATGATCTTTTGGTTGAAATTAGTCAAATCATGCATTCCAGAACCCGATCTATGCCTACTATTCGTAAAGGAATAAAAGCAGTATTTGGTGATTGGGCTACTGCATTAGGTAATCTTGAAAAAACAATGTTTGTTTGTCGCTCACAGATGCAAGCAAATCAAGTCGGGAAGTATTTTACCAAAAAATTAGGCAAGGTTGCAGTCGCTAAAAGTATTTCAGAAACTGATGTTGATTCAACTGAAATCAATAGATTTACATGGAACGCTGACTGTAAAGTTCTCATTGTTGTAGGTCGGGGAATTTTGGGATTCAACTATCCTGAACTTGTTAATGTCATTGACATGAGCGGTTCATTGCACGTAGATCGTTTGTTTCAACTCTTTTCAAGGCTCGTTCGTATTCATCCAAATGGCAAGAAAAAGTTATTCTTCAAGGTTGTTCCAGAGGCTCTTGAGATGCATGCGTGGCTTGTAATGTCCTACGTAATGGCATTAACTCATAAAAGATATTATGAAGAATATGCTGGAGACTACAAAAATCAAAAGATTCCGATGAAGAAGTCGGCGGTTAACCAGTTATTAAAAATGGCAAGACGTGGTGTAAAGGCTTTTTCAAAGAACAAGAAAAGGAATATTTCATTGCCTGATCTGCCATCTGTTCAAACGATGAAACATATGTGGCATAAGAGTGGAAATCTTCTGGAGTCATTTGCAGAAACTTCTTTGGCTACAGTGAAGAAACTTCTTTCGCTGAAGAAGTCCCTTGCTGATTTTCCCGAACTTGTTAAAGAATATGATCCGTCTAAAAATGGCGGGGTTTTGCCCGAGAATATTTCTTATGGTAGTGCTCATAAAGTTGTTTGGTCTGGACTATGCGGGCACGACTGGAAAGTATCGATTAATAGTCGAACCTGCTATAACACTGGCTGTCCAACTTGTAGCGGAAAAAGAACCCCTAAAGAAAATATAAAAATTCATTCATATTTGACCAAAAATTATAAAAATTACACCAACGAGCAGCTTGCTAGTCAATTAGGATTAAGTGCATCTGCTGTAGGACAATTATTATTTTCTTTGGGCCTTAAAAAGATACAGCTTGTTCCAGATAGCGTAATTATTAAACATCATGGTAAGATTTCAAACACCAAATTAGCTAAATTGGTTAAACTTAGTTATAGTGGACTTGAAAAAAGAGTCTCTCGGTTGATTCGAGAAGGGAAAATTACAAGGCAAAAATAAAATGGTTATGCATATCGTCGATCCAATGAGGGACTTTAGATGACAGACGAGGCGTGGATTGATGCGGCGTCAAGAATATGACTAAAAAAGAACGAGACAAGTATCATGAAGAACGAATTGAACTTGGGTTTCCGCCCAGAGCATGCAGAGGTATAAAAATTAAACCTTGCTTATTAGAAAAGAGCAGAGAATATGCCATCGATGTCATAAAAAATCCCGGCGAAAACTCCCATCTTTATGCAAGGAATGCCTTTCATATGTTGCGGGTGTGAAGCTCTATAGATATTATGTTCAACTTAGAAAACAATATCCAACTGCGTCAACAGAAGAAATCCAAACTCTATTGAAGCTTGAAGAAAGTTAACTCAATTTCTTAACTACCATTATGCTTCGGCGCTTTTTCTTCTGAGAGAGCGCCGATAAACTTGTTGAGGGGCCATGTATGACAGTCAATTCCTTCGTGATGAATGTTTTGAATACTTTGTCAAATGGTTTCCATTCTTCTCGCAAGTAAATATTGATTGGAAGCTGGCGATTCGATTCATAATACCATTTCTCGCCGAGTGTTAAAAACAGCTTTTTCTCCTCGTCTGTTTTCAAAAGACCAAAATCATATATGCTCGTAATCGTGTTATCTGCGTTTTGGATAATGCCAACAAATTCTTCCTGCGAAGAACCATACAAAATTACAGAGATGAAAGGAAACTTGTTTGTTAGTGTTGTATAAAGATTAGATGTCATTGATTGGGATACCTTTAAGTTTGGATTTACAGAACTATTTATAAAAGCTAAATATCGATATGCAGACCGTAAAAGCATACTTCGAAGACAAAAACACCAAGATTCTCGCATACATTGTCGGATTCTCCAGCGCGACAGAAGGTATCGGTATTGTTGGTTATAATGAGGTACGAACAGTGTACTCAACTCCTTTGGTTATATACAGTGGCGTTAATAATCCAATCAAGATTCAATGTTTGAATTCGGATCAAAAACGTATAAATGTTTCAAATGCAAACATTCAATGTGGCTTGTTTGTTCCTAACACCCAAAATGAGTTAATCACTGCCAATGCTACAAGCATAGATTCAGCCAATGGTGTAGTTGAAATTATTTTCACGCCCAGCCAAATTTCTCCGCTTGATTTTGGAATGTATGAAATCGGACTCGTGGCAACAGATGCAAACCTTAACGCATATCCAGTTTATATAGATGATAATTATGGCTCAAGACTTTCTATCAGACTCGACAAAGGTCCAGTTCTTGCCTATCCTGATCCAACGCCGTTAACATTTTTGGATGTTACTGATGTTGGTGTTGTCAGCAACCAAATTAATCTCACCAACCGACCAATGAATAGCACTCTTGCTACATTATGTGCCAATCTTGTACTGTATACTGGAAATATTATTGCTCAGGGTTCTTTAGTTTCGATACCTCTTCCTACCGACTGGGCTAATATTTCTCTTACGGGTTATTCAAACGCTGCTGGTTTAGTATTTCAAAACGTAAGTGGATCATTTGCATGGCTGCGTTTTGTTCTGGACACTATTGATCCGAGCAAGACTGGAAATTTAAGTCCATCCAATATAGCAGCATACATAAGCGGCGGGAATATCCGAATCTAACCAAAATTAAATTTGTGTTGGCTGCGACCTTGTTATGGACGCGGCCTATTTTTTGTGCTATACTCTCCTAAACGGAGGGTCTATGAGAATTTGGAAAGATACTTACGGCAGAATCGGTGTTGAAAGTCAAAATCATGCCGAGACTGCGGCTCTTGCAAAATTTATCGAACAAAATAAAATTAAATTTGGTGTTTATGATATTTTGAGTCACGGTTTGCCATCTTCAACACAACCATGCCCTGATTGTGGATGGGACGGAAGACACCACAGCTAAATATTTGTTTCAATTGCGGTTTGTGCTAAATAACAGCATGCGATACATATACAAAATTACATCACCCAGCCAAAAAATTTATATCGGTCAATCTGTTGTTCCTGAAGCGAGAAAGAAATCCTTTTATCGATATCTTGAAAAATCGTCAAACACTGACAGAAAAATTATCAACGCCATAAAGAAATATGGTTGGGTTAATATGACCTTTGAAATTATTGATAGAAATGATACTTGGACTCAAGAACAACTGAACGAAAGAGAAATTCATTGGATCAAGTTATTAAACTCAACTACAGAAGGCTATAATATTTTAAAAGGCGGCGGAGGCAGAGATTCTGAGGAAGCGAGATATTATACTACAAAATATCATGCTTCTATGACTGAAGAACAACGAAAAGAACGAAGCAAAAATTGTAGTAATGGGCAAAAAGCAAGATTCAAACAGAATCCCGAAAGTCAAGAAACTAAAAATAGGAAAAGCACTGCTCATAAACAATCATATAGAATTGAATCTCCAGAAGGAAAAATTTGGCTCACAACTGATGGCCTTAAAGATTTCGCCGAAAAATACAAAGAAGAAATTGGTATAAGTTACTGGTCCTTATTCAATGCTTATAGAAATGGTTATTCAGGAACAATAGCAACCCACAATCGTAAAAATGTAAATCGATGGAAAGTAGAAAAACTTGATGAATCTAATATTCGACACAACTCTTGCTAAATGGAAATCAGGAAGAAGAACAAAACTTGCTCCTAGCGGATGGGAAAGTGGTAACGCTGTTTGTTGTGAGCATAGAGGGCAAACTCCTGATAAGCGAGGGCGGGGTGGGATCATTATTTCGAGTAACACGTTAAGCTATTCATGCTTCAATTGTGGGTTTCGCGCTAGTTATCAAGCTGGAAAACCGTTATATCCAAAATTTTTAAAGTTGTTGGCTTGGCTTAACGTAGACGAAAATACAATCAATCAGTTAAAACTTGAAAGTCTTCGCATATCAAAAGAATCTGGTTTTGAACCAGTTCACCATGTCCGTCGCAACATAAAGCCAATTGATATGCCAGAGTGTGTTCTACTTGAAAACAATATGACAAGCCATTTGGCTCATATAGATTTTCTTAAATCAAGAGGATTCGCACCAGATGATTTTTCATTTCTTGTTTCGTCTGATATTGTATATCGTTCCCGAGTCATGATTCCGTTTATTCTCCACGATACGATTATCGGTTATTCGGCTCGTTCTATCGTTCCCACCGAAAAACTTCGTTACATAATGAAGATGACAACTGATTTTGTTTTTGGAATGGAATGGATTCAACCTGAACACGAATGGGTGTTTGTAACCGAAGGTTTATTCGATGCTCTCAGCGTCAAATGTTTAGGAGTTATGCACAACGAAATAAGCGACGTGCAGGAAGAAATGATTTGCGATCTGCCACAACACAAAATTGTTGTTCCCGATCTGGATAAAGCTGGATTGGCAAAATCTGGTAACAGCCTGATAGATACGGCAATAGATTGTGGATGGTCTGTTTCGTTTCCTGAATGGGATGTAAAAGACATTAACGCTGCATATGTAAAATATGGCCAACTTTTCGTCGTCAAGCATCTTCTGGAAACCAAAACTGATAATGTTACGACGATCCGCCTGAAGCAGAAATTATTGATGAACAAGTTAAAAACTAGAAAGTAGATGAGTTATTTTAGCATTGCTAAATATGTTAAATTTTGTTATGATAGGTGCATCATGCTTAAAATTATAAACCAAATTTTGGAATATTTCCTAGACGTGTTTATGGTTGTCTTCGAAACGTTTTGCGTTATCGTTGTAATTTTATCAGCATGTGTTGCTGTTAGCGAATGCTATCACTACATCTCTGGAAAGATGGAAAACAAATGAATCGTGAAAATTTAACATCGTGGTTTTTTGTCGTTGAGCCATTTCAAATTTTTCCAAATTGGAAGTTGGCGATTATGAAGCATTGGTGCAAAAGACCGCAAAAGTATAAAGCTGGAATGTGGACCTCTTACGAGTTTGGATTCTTCAGATTCTATCATTGGCCAGAAGAGAAACCAGTAATTAATATTGACTAACCATGCACCGCAGAAGTATACTTAGTAGGACTATATAAAAGAGTACCTACATTATACTCAAGGCGGCAGTAACAAATGGCAATTGAAAAACTTACAGCACCAGAGCAAAGACATTTGCTTTGTTTGATTCTCAGTAGCGGAAATCTTTATACTCGTATTCAGAACATCTACAACCCTCAGAACTTTGACAGGAGTTTATATAAGGCAGCGAAGCTAATCCAAGAGCACGCACAGAAGTACAATGCGCTTCCAAAGATTGAACAGGTAAACGCTTCGACTGGAACAGATTTAGAAATCATTTCGAACATTCGTGACTCAGACGAGGCAGCGTTCCTCGACATTTTCGAGCAGTTTACAAAAAGAGAAGAACTTGAACGAGCTATTTTAAAGAGTGCAGATTTGTTAGGAAAGGGTGAATTTGATCCAGTTGAAAAGTTGATTAAAGATGCCGTTCAAGTAAGTTTGACACGAGATTTAGGAATTGAGTATTTCAAAGACCCAAGAGGTCGATTGATGCGCTTGAAGGATAGCAACGGACAAATAAGTACTGGCTGGAAAGATATTGATGAAAAACTGTATGGTGGTTTCAATCGCGGCGAACTAAACATTTTTTGTGGTAGTTCTGGAACTGGTAAGAGCTTATTCCTCCAGAATCTTGCCTTAAATTGGATGGAAGCTGGACTCAACGGAATTTACATAACTTTCGAATTGAGCCAAGACCTTGTTGCAATGCGTTTGGATAGCATGGTAACAGGAGTTTGCAGCAAAGATATTTATAAAAACCTTGATGATGTTGAACTGACAATTGCAATGGCTGGAAAGAAGTATGGCCGATTGAAAATTAAGTATATGCCGTCACAGAGCACCGTGAATCAGATTAAGGCATACATCAAGGAACTTTCAATTCAGGAGAACTTCAAACCTGATTTCATTTGTTTGGATTACTTGGATTTGATCATGCCAAGTGGAGCCAAGGTTGATGTTGCGGATGTTTTCACAAAGGATAAGCTAGTTTGTGAAGAGTTAAGAAATTTTGCAATTGAAATTAGGGCATTGCTTACAACAGCATCGCAGTTGAATCGAAGCGGTTTTGATGAATTGGAATTTTCATCTGGATCAATTGCTGGCGGTATTTCAAAGTTATTCACTGCTGATAATGTGTTTGGCATCTTCACAAGTAGAAGCATGAAAGAACGCGGAGCTATCCAATTGCAATTCATGAAAACTCGTAACAGCGGAGGGGTTGGTCAGAAAGTTGATTTGGATTTTGACGTTAACTCACTGCGAATCACCAATTCAACACAGGCCGTCGATCCTGAATCTGTTATGACTGGCAGCAACATGCTTGCAAAGATACGAAACAAATCTGATAAATCTAAGTCCGATAAATCTGAAACAGTTTCAATTGGCGGAACGACTGAGAACAAAAAAGATTTGCTGAAATCATTGTTGGGATCGATCAACGCGAAAGGGTAAAAATGTTGAAATTTATAAGTAGTCATCACGGTCTAACTATTGCAATAGGTTGGTTCTTTTGTGGCGTAATGACCTATATTATAGGTTTGGTGATGCGTAAGTTAAAAAACCCCGACACCAAATTTTTCAGAAAAATTGATACCGAATTAACAACCGTTTTTGCTTTCGGGCCGATTCTATTCCTCATGGGGATTATAGAGTTTTTCCAACAAATAGACCAATATCAAAGCAAGGAAACATTTGTCCTGAGAAAGTTTGAATCATGACTCAGCAAATTTTCACGATTGGATGGATTTCATTTTGGTTGGTAGCTGGCATTATATCCGCTGGGTTGTA